CTTAGATACGTGATTGTGACTGTAGACATTCATGCCAACTGCAGACCCAGATGTTATAGGTCGAGATTCCATCATCTCCAACGCACCTCCAACTAGGCGCTTGAGAAATATCTGGGTGCGGACGTCAGCGAAAACTGAGAATATGCGTGTTTTAACAGCTTCGACTTTCTCCAGAGGGCGCGTTTCTGCCTTCGGCATATCGATCACAAGACTAGGGTGCAAAACACCTCTATCGAAATCTTTAAGGACGTCAGCTTCGTACTCGGCGTACTCAGCCACAAATTTTTCGTCTATTGTGCTAACATCAATTGGGGAGTGGTCAGACGCTGCGTCTAGCCATTCGGCAAGACAATCGCGAGCGCAGTTCTTGATTTCCATCCAATCCTTGTTAGTCTTGACTGGTGTCTGATAATTTTGTTGAATAATTTGTTTGAAAACACACCCAGGGGATGCGTCTGTGTTAAGTCCTGATCGGGAATGGTCCCCGATTCTTCCATAAATAGTCTCGTGAATTGATTTGATTCGTGATCGATCTACATCAAAGCAGGCCAATCGCATTCTGGCCACGGCTCCCTTGGCCGCTACAGCAGCAAGCTCGGGGTCGTGGGGTGACATTCGCTTCTTCCCCTTAACAATGCCAAGCTTAATTGGATCGAGAACAACGCCGTCGACAGTTTTGGGCTCTGTAATAGCGAGGCCTCGTGTTGGCTTATTGAACATGCCGTGAATCAAGCTAGGGAGCTTGGATGGACCCATACGAACAGTGGAACACGGGTCAACTCCGATAAATCGAAAGCTCTGCTCAGGTTTTTCGTTAACATACCGCTGGGTTCCCTCAGTTCGGAGGTGTCCAGCTTCTTCTATAAAATACTGACGAGCGCCGGGAGCTTTTTCCACGGCTTTCTTGAGCTCGTCGTAATCAGTTAGTGCAACAACTCCGGCATTAGTTTCAATTGCAGTGCCAGAGTAAACACCAACAATGCTTGCATGAGTTGCATCTGCGGCAATGACCACAGATCCGGAATCACCTGGATTACCAGCGTTAATAGTTACAACGTGAGAAGTTTGACCAACAGGGGTTTGATACATGATGCCTGTGAAAACAGGGTCGTGAGCGCTCAACAAGAAGTGGAGAGCACCATCTATAAGCTTGATTGTGAAACGGTATAGTATTGATTTTTCCAAATTAGGCCAGGAGTGAACTATAGATCGAAAGCCAGCAAAAGCGGCACCAAATTTCCCAGCACCGAAATGCATAAAGCAGATGTCGCGATAGTCTCCAGGTCCTTCGGTGGACGAATAGGAGACAACGAAGTCGTCTTTAGTTATTGGGACGCCGCTTTGGTAGAACTTGAATTTTAGGTATCCCGGGTCTGTTGTCTTCTCAAAATATCGAGCTATTCCATCGGCAACGTGCCGGCAGGTGATAGCAACTCGGTCGGAAATGAATGTTATAGAACCGAGGCTCTTACTGGAGGTTGGCCCGGTGA